ACCCCATTGGCGCACACGCACGGCCGTCACGTTGGAGGGGACCGTCCAAGCGGTCGAGCCGGTCGCGGCAATCACGTCGCGCCGGATGCGCTGGTTCCCATTCAGCAGCCGCTGGTCCACGCGCGAGATGATGGTGGAGGCGTTCGTGGCATTCGTGCCCAATTTCACGGCATCGGTCGGTTCGAGGCCGGTGATGTTAGCCTCGATCTGGATGCCGGAGACGAGGCCGTTCGAGAAGACCAGCTTCACAAAAATGTGACTGGTCGTGCTGGCAGGCAGCGACACGGACGTGATAGGCCAGGACACGTAGTACCCAGAGATATAGGCCTCGCCGGCCGGGATGCTCTGGATGAGCGTCGCCTGTGTCGCCGGCAACAAGCCTCCGGAAATGACATAGCTTTGCCCGTGACCAGCCACGAGAAATAATTTTCTGACATATTTTTCCAGCGCCGTGTTCCCGTCACCGGACACGCCACCCCCGAGATCATTCTGACTGGGCTGCACCAGCGGATTCGTGACGTTCGTCGTTCCCATAGGCTCCTACGCGAGGTCGACCTGCCAACTGACCGAGATGAGCACGTTCACATTCTTCGCAATGTCGTTGTAGGCGATGCGCGCGAAGATCATTGGGCGCGTGGCGCCCAACTCGTTCACCAGTGCGGCCTCGCGAAACGTCTCGCCGTTGCCGGCGGTCGAGCCCATGAATCCGGCGAGCGTAAGCTGCTTGTCGCTCTTCGCGCGGGCGACCAATGAGGTACGGGCTTTCTCCGCATAGAGGCCCACATCGGCGAGCGCCGGGGCGGTGCCGTTCGTGCCCCAGGCCACATGCGTGGGAAAGGGCGGCACGTCGCCGGCCAGATAGTCGCGGAACAGGTTGAGGCCGTTTCCGTTTCCAGCGACCGTATTCGCCACGATTTTGTTGGGCCGCCAGGGATCGAGGCGGAGCACCTGGGCACGATGCAGGTCCGGATGGAGCAGCCGCTCCGGATCATCGAGCAGCCAGCGTTCGAAGGCCGCATGCCAGACCACGGCTTGGACGCGTCCGGTGGTCGCCGGGCGTTCACTGGCGACAAGGTGTACTAGCCCCATTGCAACCGCCCCCAGGTATCTTGCCCCCAGACGCCCTTGTGTGCGACGCTCGTCGTCACGGTGACCAGATCCGTTGCGCTCGCGAGATCGTTCGCGACCACCACTTCATTGATCGCGTCGTCGGGCGAAATCGTGATGTCCGCGCCGCGCGAAAAAAACCTCTGAAAAAACTCCTGGTAGGTACCCTTGAGTTCGCCCGCCGTGGCTTTCACGCGGTGGCGGCGCTTCTCCAGCCCGAACAGACTCGTCTCCATTTCGGTGATCAGCATGTCCACCGCAGGCACGGCCAGTTCGGGCAGGTCGATGCGCACGGTCTGCCCGACGGCGAGGCCGATCTGGTCGGTTTCAAATGCCAGCATCGGATCGAGCGCCCCGTAGCGCCGGAGATCGCCCTTGGCCTTCGCGATCGCCACCTCCAGCCCATCGAGCGAGGTGTCGTGATCGACCACCTCATACCGGCCGCTGCCGCCCTCGACGGTCCTGCGCTCCGCGATGCTCGGGGCATTCACGAGCTTCGTCGCGACCGGCCCGTAAAAGCCGTAGTACGTGATCTCCAGGCGATCAGCCGGAGTGGTGCTGGTCTTGCCCTTCAGGAGCGGCTGGGACGGATCCTGATTGATGCCCGCCTGGCTCTTGTTCCAGTACCAGGCCTTGCTGCCGGCATCATCGACGTTGCGGATGCCTTGGCTTTGCACCGCGCCGTTGACTTTCACGCTCACGAGGCTCGCGATGGGATAGGCCGTGGCAAACGTGCGGGCGATGTCGTCGCCGATATGAAAATCCGTGACCGGCAACTGGGTGATGCCCATGCCGCCGGTCGCGTAGTGCACGTTGCGGAAATCGGCCAGGGTGACGGAGGCCCGCGCATCGCGAAACGTGGCGTTCGCATGGCTGATCTCGAACGGCGCGAGGGAGGCGAATTTCGGGAAAAATTGCACGACGCCCAGTTGGTCCACGGTCCAGTGATAGCCCGTGAGCTTCGCGAGTTGATCGAAACAGTCGGAGGCGTAACGGCGGGCAAAGACCACCTTGGCCAGTGTCGGCCCGTCCTGCACGCCGCCGCTGGTCAGGCCGTCGGCGGCCAGATATTTCGTGACGATGTGCCGAATGATCTCGCCGGCCGTGCGCCCCTCATAGACCTCATTGACCGTAATGCGATCAGCCAACGCCGTCAGGTCCACGCAGCGCAGGGTGATCTCTCGGAGATCGTTCCGGGCTTCGGTGACCCAGGAGATCACGCGATCGTGAATGAGGCCGGTCCAATAGCGGACCGTGCCGAAGAGCACCTGCACGCGCTCGCCCAACTGCGGGACATAATTCGGATTGGGTGAGGTCGGCTTGACCAGGAAGGTCATCGAGCAGGTGTCGCGGCTGTTCAGCACTTCCGTGACGCGCCAGGAATTCCACCGCAGATACGGCCGCACCTCGACCGAGCCCACCCGCACCACAAACTGCGAGAGCACCTGCGACTGGCCCAGCCGCCGCGGGCCGGAGCCGAAGGGCACGGTGCCGAATGGACCTGAGCCGAACGGCATCAGCGATTCCCCATTGCGAGTTTGTACACGCCGGGCATGTGCGACATGGCGACCTCGGCCAGCGTGCGGCCGTCGAGCTGAATGATGATCGTCTGCCGTGCGCCGCCTTGATTCAGGCCCAGCTGATTCGCGTGGCCGATGTATTCGGGATTGCCGCGCGAGGCATTCTCGCCGACCAGCGCGAGCGTCGGGCCGAAGACGGCGCCGCCGGTCGCAAAGGCCGGAATAGCGCCAGCCAACGCGCCGACGCCCGCACTCAGCAGCCCGCCGACGCCAGCGATCAGGGCAGGCAGGGCCACCGCCGCGGCCTCTACCAGAATGCCCGCGCCGATCATGATGGCGCCCAGGATCTGGCCCACGATGGGAATGGACTGCACGGCCGCCGCCGCCGCAAAAATCATTTCCGCGATCGCTTGCAGCGCGAAGGACAACACGAAGGAAATGCCATCGAGCACCGTCGTGATCCCGGAGATCACCACGCCGATGATGCTCACCACGCCCTGCGCCAGGCCGATCATGACGGACTTGATCGCCATGCCGGCGGCGGAGAACACAGCCGTCAGACCAGTACTCGTCACGGCACCCGAAGCCGCGATCGTCGCGTTCGCGGTTTCCGTGGCGGAGGTGCGCGTCGCCTCGGCGATCAACCAGGAGGTCGTCATCGAGAGCGCGGCGTTGATAAACGTCGTCAGGAAACTGTCCAGGATCTGTTCGCCGGCCTGCTTCCAATTGGCCATGCCGGTCACGCCCTGCGCGAGCGTGTTACTCACGGTTTGAATCGCGGATCCGGAAAAATAGGCCATGCGATCGAGTAGGGTGCGGAACACATCGTCGGCGGTGACTCCAATACCGCGAAATGAATTTCCCACGCTGATGGCGGCGTTCCGCGCCGGGGCGGTCAGATTGTGATCGAGCTTGCTCATGTGCTGGCCGATTTCCTCGACCATGTCGGGTACGTAGGAGTGTCCGACGACCGCGTCGTACATCTTCGCGAACCAGGCCGTGGCGGTCTCGATGGGCGCACGCATTTTGTCGAAAATCGCGGTGAGCTTTGCTCCGAGCCATCCCCCGATCTCCGTCACCATGTCGGAGACGAACTTGATCGATTGATCCTTGAGGGATTTGAAAAGGGCCACGGTCCCGAAGATGGCCGTATCGATCGTCTTGTTGACGGTCGTGCCCCAGGTCTGAATGGTCCCGGTGATGGCGGTCCAGATCGTCGTGGCGGTGGTCTTGATCGTGTTCCAATGCGCGATGAGCAGCGCGCCGCCGGCGACGATGCCGGTGATGATTGCGCCGGTCACCAGCATGGGCGCGGTCACGACCGCGATGGCCGCCATAAACGCGCCGACCGCAACCAGGATCGGTCCGGCCAGCGCAAAGGCGCCGGTCAGCGCAATGACGGTCTTTTTCGTGCCGTCATCGAGGCTGCGGAACCAGGTCAGCGCACCCTGCGCGAAGGTTTGAATCGAGCCGAGCACCTCGCGCAGCTGCAGCATATCGATGAGCTGTCGCCCGATGTCGGTCATGATGAAGCCGATGGTGTCTTTGAGATTGGCGAGCGTGCCTTGAATGGTCTTGGACTGCTCGACCATCAGGCCGCCGAACTTCAGCGACATGCCTTCCATGATCGCGGTGACACCAGTCGCGCCATCGATCGCCCCTTGCTTGGCCATCGCCATCGCTTCGGGCACGGTGACGCCGATCTTGTCGGCCAGCAGTTGCCAGGCGGGAATGCCCGCTTCCGCCATCTGCTTCATTTCTTCGGCCGACACCTTGCCCTTGGCGTTCATCTGGCCGAGCGCCAGGGTGATCCGGCCCATCAGTTCAGCCCCGCCGCCCAGGCCGGCGGCGGCGTCGCCGACGGTCTTCAGCATGGGGATGATCTCCTTCGCGCCGAAGCCTAGCGCGAGCATCTTCTTCGCCGCTTGGATCAGATCGGGGAATTCGAAGGGGGTCGTCGCCGCGAACTGCTGCAGGTCTTTCAGCATGGCGCGGGCTTGATCGCCGCTGCCCAGCATGACCGTGAAGGCGGTTTCGCTTTTTTTGAGATTGTCCGCGAGGAGCACGGCCTCTTTCCCGAGGCCGATGAGCGGCGCCGTCACCATCTGGGTGATCAATTTGCCACCCTCGATCAGCATGCCGCTCTTGAGTATGGTGCCGATCGATTCGATTTCCTTGCGCACGCCCGCGAGGCCGCTGGCCGATTTCTCCCCGGACTCTTGTGTGGTTTGGCCGAGCGCATTGAGCTGGGCCTTCATCGTGTCGAACTGTTTGGTGAAGTCGGCGATGTCGGCGACGACCTGCACCCCAAGCTGCGTGTTTTGCGACACGGTCAGCGCGCTCCTTCGTCGGCGGCCGACTGGGCGACCGCCTTATCGACCCAGGCCAGAAATCGCGCCTGGCGTTCGGCTCTGATCTCGGCGTCGGTCTTCGGCATGAACGTGTCCAGATCCACGTCTTTATTCCCGTTGGTCTGCGCGATCGTCAGGCAGATGCGGGCCGCCCGCAGATCGTCCCGTTTCGTCAGTTGCCGGCGCGTGGTACAGAGGGCATTCAGCTCCACGAGCGTCAGCCCCCAAAATTCCTCGTCGGTCAGCCCGAGATCGAGCTTCCCGACAGCCCAGAGTTCGAGCCAGTTGAGTTCGACGGGATCGCCGCCGTCGTCGGCATCGGAGGGTCCGCCGGGGCACCGTCCGGTGCGGTCTGCGTGCACGCGCCGAGCTGCTCGCGCAGGGCCTGTCCCATTGCCTCGGACACCACCTGCATCGAGACGCCGCTCACGAGCGCGAAGGCCTGATCGACGGTGAGCGCCGGATCCTCATGGCGCAATCCGGCCCAGAGCAGAATGCAGAGATCCGCGATGCCCACGTCGCCGCCTTGAAAAATCTGCACGATCGAGAGGCGCTCTTTGCGCTCCCAAAAGCGGGCGATTTCTCGCTCGGCCAGGGCGAGGGCGCGGAGATCGAGCTTGATGTGCCGGAGCCGGTCCAGCTGAATCGGGATTGGTTGCTGCACGCCCATGTCGTCAGTCCTCCGTGTCTCGTCAGCCCTGGTTAGGGAATGCGGAAAATCAGGCCTTTCAAGCCGGTGGCGCTGCAGTCGACGTAGACTTGCCCGCCGCCTTGGTCCCAGCCCACGAGGCTGCCGTACCAGAACGCCATGAACTCGCCGACGCCCAGGGAGTAGGTCGTGATGTCGCCCTTGCGGTTGGCGGAGTCCGCCGAGCTGGTGAGCGTGACGGTAATCGCGCCAGCGGTCGGGTTTTGGATCACGAGCAGGTCGCGACCGCTGCCGACCCAGACGTTGCCGTTGGTGTTATCGAGCGTGAAGGGCACCACATCGAGGTCGTTCGCCGCGACGGTGCCGGGGTAGGGGCCTTTCGGCGCGACGACGGATGCGGTCACCGAGGTCCGGACGGCGAGGGCATCGGTAGCGCTCAGGATGGCGCACAACCCGAGCAGGGTACACAGGCTGCGGAGAGTCAGGGATCGTTGCATATACACCTCCATCTTCAATGGCGTTCGCGGGCGCGGTATCGGCGCCAGGGGTTACGGCAGCTCGGTGACGGTCTTGGTCACGGCGCCAGTGACTTTGATTTCGATGTCGGCCGAATACAGGCCCTTGACCGGCGCTTTCACCGGCACGCCGGTGACATAGCCGGAGAACTTGATCCAGTACGGCGTGGGAAAATTCAGCTTCACTTTCCAGTCGCGTTTGGTGCCGCTGGCCTCATCCGACAGAATCGCCAGGTGCACCGGATCGGACGTGTCGAGATTGATCGGACATTTCAACGGCTCGGCATCGAGCGTCGTGGGCTCGTACTCTTCGTAGCCGCCGTTGTCCGCCGAGGTGTGCGTGGTGGAGGTTTCGAAATTCCGCTTCCCGGCCGGCACATCGATATCCCCGCAGTGCTTCACTTCCTGAAACGTCTGCGGACTCAGGCCGTCGCCGCGATACAATTTGGTGCCGAACGATGATCTGCCACTCATGTGCGCCCTCCTTGTGCCAATAAAAAAGCCCGATCCGGACGGGCGTTGAACGGGCGTTCAACGGCGTCTGAATCGGGCTGTGGTGCTCCCACCGACCCGGTCGTCAAATTGTGCCGGGACTATCTCACAGATCCTCCTGGACGATCAAGCGCAACTCGAACAAATGGCAGAGCACGGTCGCGAGCTGCAGGTATTCGTGCCGTTCCAGGGTCGGCGTCAGCTGCCCCGCGCCGGGCCCGGCCTGCGGCTCCACCGTGACGCCCGGCCGGTTCAGGGTCGGATTCGCATGGAACGCGCCGGTCACGGCCTGCACGATGGCGGCTGCCGCCGGCTCGCTCGCCTCGCCATCTTTCACGCTATGCAGAAAGCGCAACGCAAACTGATGCACGTCCATCTCGTCGGTATGGGTCAACCGTTCGCGGGTCGAGCTCGTCCACTTGATCAACCAGGCCCGTACATAGTGGGCCTCGTCCGGCTGCTCAGCCGGAATGTACAACGCCTCAAAGCCGGCCGGGTCGTCCACCCATCGCTCGTACTCGTGCACCAGCGAGACCGGATCCGCTCCGGCGATGGTGGTCTTGATGGCGGCGGTGATGTCTGCGAGACTCATCAGTTGCTCATCAGCTCCCGGCTGACTTCTCCCACATTGCGCTCAAATGACCGAATGATGTTCGGCAGCGCGGCCGCATAGCCAGAGGCAAACATCCGCTCGCCGGGCGGACTGTTCTCGCGATAGGCCCGCGTGCCGCGCTTCCCGATGGCCCGCGCGATGCGGAACGCCAAACTTTTTTGCTGCTTCGGATCGCTGATCCCGAAGCGCAGGCCCACCCAATCGAGGAGCGCATTGACGGGCGGTGGCTTCTGGCCAGGTCGCCGGCCGAATTCCACCGGCATGGCATAGGCCTTATTGGTGCCGGTGATCGTCGTGATGCGCGTGCCGTTCTCGCGGACCTCGGAAAAGATCGAGGCTTTCAACCCGCTACGCGCCCCGCCGACACCTTCCGGCGTGACCCGGCCGATGTAGTGCTCCAACAGCGAGGCCGTCTCGCTGCCCGCCGTCAGCATGGCCTTGTGCATCGCCTTCGGATGCAGGTGCAAGGGCTTGGTGATGCGGATCCGAATGCCATAGCTCATGTCCGTCCGTGCCATCCTGCCATATATGGCTAAAAGCCCTTCGGCCAGCCGACTCCTATGCCGGCAGAATCCTGGTACGTATAGGCCCCGATGTCCCAGGACGAACCACGGGCCAAGCCATTCCTATCGGTGTTGAGAATTGAGAAGCCAAGAACGGACAGATTCGTCCCCTTGCCACGCCCTGGCGATGAACTCGTAAGACGGAGATCGCTTGGTGTGCTTACGAATAACGGGTTACTCGGACTAGCCAGGCTATGCCCGCCGTCCGCTGTGAAGGTACTATCCCCATTGGGACACCACCGCTGGTTATAGTCGGTGGTGACGTTGGTCGGCACAGAGGTATCGCTCCATAAACAGTACGACCCAATCACTAAGATATTGTTCTTGATGACCACGGAGCCCGAACCAGGGCCCTCGACCATGATCGCACTGCCACCAGAATTGATGGTGCTGTCTCCTGCAATCGTATTGTTGACAATATAGGTCGTGCCATTCGACGTGTTTCCATGATCTCGTATGTCGATCACGCTCTCAAAAATAGTTGCTGGGCTCACACTATTCCCATACGGATACCAGCCAATGTCATTGTTACAGATAAGGCCATTCTTGACCGCGCCTTCAATATAGAGCATGGCGGTCATATTCTGACTCGAGTCGCTCCCGATCCCGCGAGTGAAATCACCGTAGGAACGGTTATTACAGAATGTGAACCCGTCAAGATATTGCGTCGCATCATCGTAGGGATTGTTGTAATAGTGCAGAAACCCGTCCCCATGCGCTGACGCGCTGCCATCAGCACAGGATTGCTGCACATTATTGCATCCGAGCATGGAGGCAAAATCATGGATGGTATTGTTGGTGTAGACTAGATTCACTTCATGAGTGTTGGCCTGCGCACTCGCAAACCAGACAGCAGAGGTGGTATTCGTGAAATCGTTCCCGGTAATCGTGAAATTGCTATACGTGCCTGCCTGGTCGAAATTGAAAAACACCGAGAACCAGGTGTTGCTATCAAACGTGTTGTTGGTCAAGGCGATGTCGTGCGCTCGCACGAAATAGAAGCATGCAGCCTGGGTTTTGACGCCATTCTGTCCGCACCGATAGATTTTGAGATCGTTAATTGTGACATATCCCGCCCCAGTTATCGTCGCCATAGGGTTGGAACTATACAGCGTGCCTGCCGATTGCTGATCGAAGACCGGCTGACTCCAGGCCCCGCCGCTGTACCAGGTATGATCGGTGGTATACATCACCATGCCGGCAAATCCACCGACAATGGCCCACGGATAACTCGCCGTCCAGGTCACGCCGCCCTTGAACACTATGGTATCGCCGTCGCTGATCGTCGCAGATGCTGCCGTACCCGTCACACCCGTCATTCCCTTGACCCGCTTCCAGGGGGTGGATGTGCTGGTCCCATTGTTTGTATCCGCTCCGCCCGCGAAATCGACATAGTACGTAGCGGCATGAATAGGAACACTCCACAGCACCGCCACCATCAGTACAACTACACCGATCATGGCCCGACTCCCATCATCATTAAGCCAGGTGCGGGCGATGCTCCCGCACTCGCTTCCTTAAACGCGGCCAGCGTGCCGACCCAGGTATTGGTCGCTGCGCTCAACGTCGCGGTTGAGGTATATGATCCGCTCACTTGCCCGGACTTATATTGGGTGATGAATGGCCGCAGCGTGTTGTCAGTCGTGAGAGTGGTCCACCCAGATCCGGCCGAGATGGTATCATTGACACTCGTCACATCCATAAACGCGCCGATCAGAAAATCGGTGCCTGTAGTATTTACAGAATTGGTCGTCGGCGTGGTCGTGGACGTGACCGTTGCGCCAGCGTTTCCATCGCCGGGAGTCGCTTGTAGCCCAGGCACCTCAATCACATCACAGATGGTCGTGCTACTCCCATCTGTATCATTACAGGTGATCGTCGGAGGATTTGTGGTGAGCGTTGGGGATGCGACATAGTAGACACGGAGGCACAACTGCCCTGTGTTGTAGAGAGGCAGCGCGATATAGGTATTGCCATTATTATCCGTGACCGTGTACACGCACCCTAGTGCTGGGGCGTCGAATGACATGCCACCCACGACCACAATCAGCGCGTTCCCAGCAGTCACGGCGCTATCCATTACCGCAGTACGAGGCACCGTGCCGATGTTCGACGATTTATGCTGTACTGGCGTGCCACCCCATCCCTGCGCAGGCAGGAGCGCGAGGCACGCGAAGAGAGCCCATCTCAACATCGTCATTTGTATTGAATGTTCCATTGCACGTCGTTCGCTCCCACCTCGGCCACGTCGCTCTCCGCTTTCCCCGTCACCACCCAGCACGTCAAGGCTGTCGAAAAGGCAAGGCCAGATGGCCCACCAATCACTGCCGTCAGCCCTGCACCCGCCGTATTCCCAGGAACGGCCATGCCCCAGAATACCGTCGATGTTCCTGGAGTCGTATTCGCCGCAGTGAGATTGGCACAGCGTAGATAGGCCGCAGTCGCCGCTGAGTTACTCACCTGCACCGCCATAAGTCGCCCAGCACTCGCCTTGATTTCGGTCTCGTCCTCAGTCACGCCAACCGATACATGATGATTGTTAGAGGTGCCCGTCTGGTCATTAGCAATCAACTGCGCGGCGGCCTTGATCGCGGCCACATCGACAGAGAGCTGGCTATCCGTGGCTTCCGATGTGCGAGCCGTCGTCGCATCGACGGGGCCTGCACCGGATGAGCCTTTTCGGCAGAGATCGACCGTGGTGCCGTTGTAACAACCATTGACCGCTAATACCTTCTTCATCGCAACGAGGGACATGCCATCCGCCGGAACACCCGTCGGGCTGCCGTCCTCAACCTTCAACGAGCCGGTCGAGCTGAACATGAGTCCGACTTCTTGGCCATTCGTCAGAGTGGGAGGCGTGGACAAATACCGCCCGCCGACGATGAACCCCGTCGTGGCCGCTGGGGCGCCGCCGTTCGGCGCTGTGAGCGCGCTGGAGAGCAGTCGGGACAGGTAACTCTCCATGTTGGCATTTGCGATCGTAACGGTGCCGGTTTGGACCCAGATTTTATTGTTCGCATCGACAATGCATCGAGCGCGGTCTCCGTTTACGACCCCGGTCGCGGCCGCGGCAGAGTCGGCGCGCACGCAGCCCATCAACATCAATTTGTCCGTATCGGCTGAGGCCGTGCCTTGATCGTATTGAGTGCCGCCCGAGAGCGAGGCCGGATCGCCATTGGTATCGACCGGGATGATCGCCAGCGGGTTGCTGTTGACGTAGTCTTTGACTGTGGCTTTGACCGAGGGCGCGGCTCCATCGACGATCGCGCCATCACCAGCCCCGCCACCAGGCACGGGATTGCCGTTCTGATCCGTGGTAATGACCATCAGGCTGTCGCCGATGTTCTTGGCGTGGGCGGGCATGTCCGGCGACCCGAGGCAGGCGGCGGCCAGCACGATCAGAACTACTGCACTATAATAATTCATCGGATCCTCCTGGGGTGAGTGAGTAGGTCTTTGCCGTCGCTGGCGGTGCGATCCTGATCGATGAAGCCGCCGGCGGGCGGCGCGTCGGATTGTTGATCGAGGCCCAGGTGCTTCCGGTACCGGGCCTTGAGTTCTTTCGCGAGCTCCAGATAGGTCCGGCTCTTGTCGCCGTAGTTCACGCTGTCGGCGGTGATGGTCGGGCTCTGCGTGTTCGCATACACGGCCGCGAGATCCGTCAGGCCGATGGAGGCGGCGAGATCGGCGACGGCCTCTTCATCGAGGCTGCCTACTGTCGATTGCGCCGCGTCGATCGCATGCAGCTTCGTGTAGGTGAGGCGGAGCGTCGTGCCGGTGCTCGGCGTGATCGAGGCCAGCCGGATCTTCTTCCCGCTCGGGGTCACATAGAACCGCCAGTCCGCAGGCTCGATATAGATCGGCTGCCGCTGGCCTGCCGGATATTCGATCTGTTGCACCGTCGAGACGCCGTCCTGCCAGCCCGTCGGCAAGGTCAGGTCGTAGGTGGTGCCGTCGCCCGCATAGTCCTGCGCGGTGATGAGTGGCCGCACCTGGGAATACTCTTTCAATGCCTGTTGAATGGCCCGTTCCTTCTGCTGCGCGGTGAACGGTTCGCCCGTCGCCCGCACGCGGTCATCGAACAGGGTTTGAAACGTCGCCAGTGTGCTCATCGGTGTCGTCCTCGTGTCGTTCGCGGAGTGCCGCGAGCCCGCGCTCGCGGCCTACCGTCAACGTCACCCCTTACAGGCGCTTGCAGGTCATGAGAATGCTGATGTCATCCCAGGTCGGAGAGGTCCCGCCGATCGTGGTATCGATGGTCACCACCGCCTCGTCCGGAATCGCCGTGCTCGACAGCGTGCCCTCTGCCACGGTGCCGGCCGTGATCGGTCCGACCGCCGAAAGCGTGGTTGCGCCTTGCTTGACCGTGACAGTCAAGGTCGGAGACGTGCCACCTGATGCGCGGGCCGTGGCCGACGCATGGTGCGCCCGGCAGGGATAGGGCATCACATGCTTGATCACCGCCGTCTGCGAGGCGGTCCGCTGCCCGGCGATCAACCAATTGAACGTCATGTAGCCCGGCGCGCCTTGCGCCGGATTCTCCGTGGCGGCCACCGCCATGATGGGCGCGGCCAGCATCGCCACCAGGGCGCAGACGATGGCCAAGACCACCGCCGCCCCCTGAAATTTGTTCTGAAACAGTTTCATGATTGCCTCCCTCTGATTCGTTGTCCGTCGGGTGGCGGCATCAACTGCCGCCACCCTCTGCTGCGATGTAGGCTCTGCTCCAAGATCGCCCACGGAGTGGCTGTTGACCCGTATCCCGTGTCGCCTGCCTCCTGCCTGAGGATTCGGTTATCCCGCCACCACGCTCTTGTCCATGCCGCGGTAGTCGGCGATTTCGCCGCCGTAAATGTGGCGGCTCTTGTACTGCAGTTTGTCGGCCATGAACATGGTGCCGACCTGCTGGTTGTCGGCCAGGAACAGCTCCGGCGATTCCTGTCCGTTCAAGAAGCCCACCTCGATCATTTCGACATCCATCGGCTGCCGCGTGACATACCAGTCAGTCACGTCGGTGAAGAGCGGGTTGACGATGATCCGCTCGGGATTGTCCGGGTTGCCGAACAGTCCGGCGATCGGGTTGTCGCCCTGGTTCGCGGCGCCGGGGATGCCGTCCGATTGGTTGAGCTGCTTCGCAATCGCCTGCAGCGCGTTCGGCACAATCAACTGCGGCCGCGAGGTCCACCAGGCGCCGCCGAGTTTTTCGCCGGAGCCCGGCTCGGTCTGGTTCATCAGCGCGTTGAGTCGGTTGACCACGGCGGTCACCCCGGTGGCGTCAGCGGTCAGCGCCGTCGTGCCGAGGTTAGCGTGGTTCCCGTGGAACAGCGCGACGGAATCGCCGTCGTAGGTGGCGTTGCTCATCAGGAAATTCCAGACGAACCGTGCGAAGGTCCGGCGCGCCGCGCGGCCCTCGTTCCGCACCATGCGCTGGATGGCGGAGAGGTCATCGTTCATGATGGTTTCCATCGTGATGGTGATGATCCGTCCGCGCTTGCTGACCTTGTAGTTCGCCCCTTCTTCGCCGATGGTCGCGAGCTCCGTGTAATCGGCGTCTTCGACGACGGTCGGCAGATCGGGCGAATAGTTGATGCGATTGATCTCGATGGAACGGAAATCAATCACGCGGCGCCGGTTGCTGATCACCCGGCTTTCCATGTAATCGACCTCGGCATAGTCCTGCGACAAACGCCGGTACAAGGAGTTCGCCATCGCGAGCGGCCAGCTCGACGAGAGCTGCGCCTGCATCGCCCAGGCGGCATAGCCCGGCTTTGATGCGCCGAACTCATCGACGCCTTCGGCCTGGTAGGCTTGCGCGGCCTGCACCATGCGATGCAGCTGCTCGGGGCTGTAGTTGGACCGCCGGCCCGTCACGCCCTTATCGCCGGTGATCAGCTCGTAGGCTTGGCGGATGGAATGGAACGCGGGCGCATCACTCTTCACGTCACGCACGCCCATCATTTTGTCGAGCGAGGCCTGCGTGCGCTCGAACGTGCCCTCGACGATCACGTCGCGGGAGAAGCCGAGGCCGTTGACCTTGCCCGCCTGGCTGATGGCATCGATCTTTTCACGCTCGGCCTTGATGGCCTGCTGCACGTCTTCGATCTTGCCGGGACTGTCCATGAAGCGGGTGCGCAAATCCTTGAGGCACGCTTCCGGTAGCTTGCTCTCGTCGAGCGCCTGGCGGACATCCAGTTTCCACAAGCGCAGATCGACCTGCTGGGCCCGCGTATCCTCGGCCTGCTTGGCAGCGGCCTGTTTTTCCTCGGCCGCCTTGTCGGGTTCCGGTTCCTTCTTCTGGTCGTCAGCCTGTTTGGCCGTGGCCTTCTCCAGGAGCGCGGACAGCTGTGCGTCCGAGACGCTCTCCAGATCCACCCCCTTCAGCAGATCCGGCCGATTGGCCTGCAGGATCTGGATGATTTGCTTCTTGTCCATGCGCTCCTCCTCTGGTTGGTGACTCGTTGACACGGCGTTCAACGCGCGTTGAAAGCCGCCTTTCGTGCCGGGATTCCACACCACGTCGACGGTGGCCGGCTGATGGATGCTGGTGAACTCCTGCACATCGAGCTTCTTGCCGCCTTGCTGGATCGTGGTCCGGCGGGCCGAGCCTGGCGCATCGATCGAGAGGCCGAAGAGATCGGGCCGATCGGCATGCGAGGCGACGAGGGCTTGGCGCAGCCAGTCGCCCGTCGGGAGCAGGTTCAGCCTTCCGATGAGGCCCTGCCCGTCGACGTAGCGTGCCTGATCGATGTAGCCGATGATCTGCTTGGCGCTCTTGTCGCGTTTGCTGGAATGCTGCTCGTCGTCGAGGCAGAAGACCCGGGCCCCTTCGAACACGCTCGCGGCTTGCCGCAACGTGGACTCGGGGAAGAACTGCCCGTTCGCGCCGAGGCCCGGCTTGATGATGAGCACTTCCCATTTCCAGCCCTGCTCATCACCGGCCACCCGTTGCAGCACACGCACGTCGGCGCTGGCCGCCGATGCTCCCGGCGGTTCGGCTTGCAACACACGCATCAGGCACGACTTCATCTGTTGCCGACCACCCATGACCACGATCCTGTTCATACCGTTCCTCCGACGTGGATCCGCCCGGCTTACTTCTCGACCCGATATTTCCGGCCGTCTTTGGTGACGATGACCAGCTCGCCATCGGCCTCACGGACATTCAGCACATCCTCTTCGCGCAGCTCGCGCTCGACCGGGATGTAGGTCATGCGCGGCTTGCCGCCGACCAGTACCGGTTTGCCGTTCTCGTCTTTCATTTCGACGGCCTTGTTCGTACGGAAGGTGAGGCCCTTCAAATAGGGCTTGAGGTTCCTTTGCTTGTCGGCCTTGTCGCCTTTATCGGATGGCGTGGGTGTCTGATTGCCGGTCGGGGTCGTAGGGTCTGCCATACTGCCTCCTTCTGGGTTAGGCCGCCTTGGTGGCGGCAAAAGTCGCGGGCCCGATGTAGTCCGCGAGGTCGCCGAATTCGTCACGCCAGGCCGTGAAGCTGCAGGTGCAGCCGGCCGTCTCACTGATGTCCGCGCTGCCGTCGCGAGGAAACGCCAGCTCGGCGCCCGTCCCCGGATTCACGAAATCCTGATCCGGCGCTTTCGTCTGCCCGTGCATGGCAATGTGGTCCGGACGCGGCAGGCGCGGGTGGCCTTGATGCAGCCAGACTTTCTTGAGGCCCGGCGCATGGGCGGCGTTCTGCTGAAAGCGTCGGTATTTCGCGTCGGCATAACTCGCGGCCACTTCATGCTCATAAATAAATCGCGCGCGGGCGGCGATCGTGCTGAACTTCCCCTGCGGCAGGCCGCCGGGTGTGCCGTATTCCAAATGGGTGCCGATCTTGGCAATGGTCTGCTCGCGCGATTCGCCGCTGATCAAACTCAGCGCGACCGTCCGGTCGATCTGGTCCTTCGCAAAGTTCGTGAGGTTGGCGAGCCGCCGTGCGCCTTTCTCTTGCAGCGTCTGCAACAGCGAGGTCGGCAGTTCCGGCAACGTCACGCGAATGTCCATGCGATCGAACAACGTCCCGGTATCCTTCACACCGAGATTCCAATTGGTGGCCATATCGCCGTTGAGGTCCTTCAATGCGAGATCTCGCCAGTGTTCCAAGTGGGTATCGATCGCCGTCCGGAGCCGGGGCAAATAGAACCGCTGCCAGTCCGTCTCCATCACATCAGCGACGATCTCTCGCCGCGCCTGATTCAGCAGGGCGATGATCCGTCGCAACCCTTCGAGCACGCGCCCTTCGCGAATTTTCTGCTGCAGCGCCTGCAGGCGGAGGAGATCGTTCGGGAGATCATCAGGCATGCCCTATCCCTCGCTGACCGTCCGTATTCCTCAGGTCAAAGGCAGTATCTCCACTGTCCGCTTGATAGACCCGCCCCTGAATCAATGCCGCTCGAACCTTCAATGATAGTGGGCCCTCAGTATTTCTCACGATCATTTCGTCCTCATTGGAGAAAAACCCTCGCTGCGTGCGATGCCCGGCCACAATATCCTTCCGGTGAACAACCCGCTCCAGTACAATGCCCGACTCGTTTCCCGTGGCACTGGCAAACCGCTGCGCCACAGACTCCCTCTCTGACCAGCTCACGAGCGTCATGCCTTCCGCTGAAATCACATCACCGGGCTTGATTCGACCCGTCGCGATCGCACGAGCTAGGGGATGTTCGGCGGGGACCCGAATGCCACGGTAGAGGGGAGTGGTGTCCGCGTAGCCCTGTTGCTCCAGCTTCCTTTGGGTTTCCTCGTACAGCGCCGTCCATTGAGCATCTTTCGCCCCCTCCGCCCATCGCTCGCCTGTCGCCTTGACCCGACTGAATTCCTCCGAAGCGCTATTTGCTCTCACCCATGTATTGATGAGCGCACTCGACTCCGAAGATCCTTGAGCCCCGCTATCAGTCCATTCACCGGACTTATCGCGGGGCTGATCGGGGTTGAATTCAGGATAGCCTTGCTTGGCGTTGTTAGATTCTGGCGGCTTCTTCATCCCTGCCGGACTTCCTTGACGATCATTCGCTTTGTCTCCCGGCTGCCGGTAGTCGGCGCTGGCGTCATTCAAGTCGCGCTCGGCCGCCTCGGCTTCCAGCTCGTCGTTCTTTTTGTCTTCGAGCTCGATGCCCATCGGCTTGATGGCGACGGCGTAAATCTTCCGGCCTTCTTCCTTATTGATGAGGCCCTGCGTCAGCATGCTGCCGATGCTGTTCGAGGTCGCCTGCGCACTGCCGGAGAGCTTGGTGAGATCCGCCTTGACCATCTCGGGCATCTGCACGTCGAACCGTTCCTCGGCCGTTTGCGGCAAGGCGCCGACTTGCTTCGCCTGCTGGATCTGGTACCGGGCCACGGTCTTGATGAATGCCTTCACTTTGTTCTGCCGTTGCTTGAAGACCTTGTAGGTCGATTCATCCATTTCGCCGGCGGTCGCGCGGTTCACGTCGCCGCCGCCGCCATACCAATGTTCCGGCGCGGGTGAAATCGCCTGGTGCTTGAACATCCGCGCGTCATGCTCGGCATCGGAGGCGTTCATGTTCGGGGCTTTCATTTCGAGTTCGATTTTCTCGTTGTGAATGAAGTGGCCGCCGGGCGGAGGAAGCTGGAAGGTTTTCATGTAGGCGTCGATCTGCTCCGGGGTGGCCCCGGTCATCGTCACATCGCTCACCACGCGGTTGCCGAGGTCGGAGCGTTCGAGCCGCTGAAAGAGGAACTGCTCGTAGCCGTCCAGCCAGTCGGCCTTGCACAAGAGATCCGACCAGCCGCGCGAGCCGTTGCTGACTTTGTTGACGGCGAAATAGAAACAGGCGCCGTCGCCGAACTTGCGGCGTTCCTCTTGCGCGGCCGGGGTGAGCTCGTCCTCGGGAATCAGCAGCGCGGTCTTATAGCGGCGCTGGCCGGTACGGATGCCCTGATAGTTGTCTTTGGTGACGACGCCGATGGCCTGCTTGGCGTTTTCGGGATCAATCACCACTTCTTCGATCAAGCAGGGGTCGAGGTAGCCGAGTCTCACCAGTCCCGTACCCGGCGACACGAATACCGGCCAGCATTGCTCGCCATAGAGTGAGAGCTCGCGGACATAATCTTCGAGCGAGGCTTCCCAGGCGTTGGAGGAGTCTTCCCAGAAGGCATCGAGCACTTCCTGCACCTGTTCGTCCTTCGAGGACAGGGAAGCCCCGTCGCCCGCGACGTAGGCCGCCTGCATATTGGTGAACCATTGCGCCATCGGGTTGGCGAGGTAGAGCCAGTAGGCGATGTCCTGCATGCGCTCATGAGTGGGGAGGGGCAGGTCGCGGAGCGCCGCCTGATTTTCCCGGCCGGTGAGCCGGCGGAACCCATAGAGGGACGGATCGGCCAGCCCGAAGGGCGCGGCCACGGCCTGTTGTGCTTTGGCGGACGTGCTCAACATATTCTGACTGAGCGCGAGAAATTCCTCTGCCTGCACCGCCTCACGCGCACGCTCGATCAGCTCGTCCAGCGACGGTCTCAAAATATGTCGGCGTACCCGGTTCAGCCAGTTCACGCGGATACGGCCTCCTGCTGCGGCGTGCAGCCGTTTCGGCGGAGGGCCTTGAGCACCTCGCCCTCGTCGGTGATGCCGAGATTCCGGGCGGCTTCCCGCAACAGCTCGGCCCGCTGCTCTAATGGGACGAGATTCAGAAAGACGAACCGCGAGACTTTCTCTGCGCGTTTGGAGGGACCGGCCTTGCGAGCCTGCTTCGCTTTTAATTGAGACACCGCCTTCAGTCGTTGCGCGTTTTTGTGGGCGTCTTTACAAGCCCGCTTGCAGAACTCTTTCACGACCCCGTTTCGGTTTTTGGCTTCAAACATCGTTCCGCAGTTCCGGCACAGCCGACAGAGTAACGGCGTACTCCGTTCTCCTTGCCCCTCAGATCTCTCCACAGCCCCACCCCCGATCATTCGGTCGTCCTCATCTGTCCAGGGTACTCAGCGGGCAATTCCGCGCCTTGCCGATACGGGAACCGGGTGTTGCCCTTGTCGTCCTTCACTCGCTCGACCCAGAGCACCTGTCCGCAGTCGCACCGGCTGAAGCCTTGAAACACCCACCACTGGTCCTTGCCGCAGACCGCACAGGCCACCCCGCAACGATTCCAGATTCGCTGTTTCTTGGGGGCGGAACGTTCCTTCCCGGCGGTCGTCTCTGCGGCGTCCTGTTCATCGAGCATGCTGGTCATCGGCGTCCTCCTCCTGAAACCCATAAGCGGCCCCGGCGGTCGTAGTGGCGTTGGGCGCCCGCACCCGAGAGAATCTCCTGCCGGCGGGCCGTCCAATCGATGCCGACACCGTGCCCGGAGCCGAAGGCGGGCGGCGGCCCGGCCGCGCTGGCGGCATGGGCGGCCAGGGCGCAGGCCCAAAACTCGTCGGCGTGGCCGGTCATCTCGGTGCGTTCCGCGTCGTAGCGGAAGTGGCCCGTGCCGGTCGGCAGCTTCTTGATGCTGTGAAAACTGTTGCGGACGTAGATCTCGGCCGGGATGACTGGAATGCGGTCTTCCATCTTTTGCTTGAGGCCGGTCGCGAGCAGCTCTTTATTCGCCACGGTGAAGTCGATGCCTTCCACGCGATCGCCGAAGCGCTCGACGGCCGACTCGGCCAGCTGCAGGCCGAGTCCGGTTTGATCCAGGCAGGCGCGGCGCATGGACGGATGGGCGAGCAGGGAATGCAGCACGATCTGTTGCACGAAGAACGGCACCTTGCGCAGCCGGATCACGGCGACGGTATCGAGCTTGTGGGCCACCTTGCGGAAGATCCAGAACACGGTGTAATCGCGCTTGCGGGCGATGTCGCCGCCGAGATACAGCTCCTCGGCATTGATCGCGCTGCGCAGCACTTCGCCCAGCACTTCATAGGAGGGCGGCAGGGTCTTGGTCTGCAGGTAGATCCGGTGGACCTCTTCGGCGGCTTGCAGAAGGCCCGCGAGCCAGACCGGTTCGGCGGTGAGTTCCGGATCTTCGCAGCTGGCGATCAGATCGAGCGAGAGAAACGCCGTCGCCTCATCCAGGTACTGGACGAGATATTCCTGCTCCCAGGCATCTTCATCGCCCAGCGCCTCGTGCAAGGTTTCCGGCGCGGTCGGGCGGCCGTCTTCATCGACCAGCTTCAAGCCCTGTTGCACGGCGTCGTAAATGTCGAGCTTGCTGGTGTGGTAGGCGGCATCGCCGTCGGCCGCCTTCTTCGACCAGGCCGTGTCGAGCTCATAAAACTTGTTCTGCTTGCCCTGCGGCGTGGAGGTGATGCGCAGCTGAAATCCGCGCGTGATGATCGGGAACAGCGCCGCCCAAATCTTCCGGCTGTCTGTGTGGAACGCGAACTCGTCGAGGTAGACATTCGCGGAGAACCCGCGCGCCGTGTCCGGATTCGCCGGTAATCCTAAGATCGACGACCCGTTCGGTAGATCGATGCGCGCCGTTTTGTAACTGGCCTCCTCACCCTTCCAGGTATCCTCCAGCACCTCGGCCGCCGCGCCGTAGGCCTGGCAATGCAGCGCCGCCTGTTCGATGTTCTGTTTCGATTGCCGTTCCCCGCGCGAGAGAATCACCCAGCGCGTCCGGCGTGCGTGGGCGTCTTCGACAATCTCGCGGGTCTCCTCAAACGTCTTGCCGCTCTGCCGGCACCAGCGTTTCAGGCGGAAGCGTGCGTGCACGTTTCCTGAATCGACCTGGTACTGCGTGAGCTGAAGGGCTGGTGTCGTCATGGTCGGTTACGCGGCCGCCGGCACGATGCCGTAAATTTGTTCCCGGATTTTCTTGATCGTCGCGTCGTCGAGATTCTGCGCGCGGCCCATGCGTTCCACCTCGGCGGCCGCCGCCTGGACTTTCTGCCGGATCAACTCCAACCGTTCGCGCTGCAGGTCGAGCTGCTCCTTCGTTTGGCCGAGCCGCGTCGCCTTGATGAGCAGGTGGCCCATGTCGAGCATGTCGGCATCGTCGAACGTGGCGTCGGCGGCGGCCATGCGCTGAATGAGCTTCTTCCAGAACAACGCGAGCGCGCCTTGCTTCAAATCCATGTCGGGATTGGCCTTGAGCAGCTCGGTGAGCCGGTCGAGCTGTTGGCCCATCGCGTCTTCGCTCGCCTTCCGGGCGGCCCAGTGCTGCCGGTACCGGGAGAGCGATGACGTGGTGATCACCTTGCCCGATTCCATCAGCACGGCATTGATGATGTCCTTGTAGGTGGCGTTCGCTTCGAGCAAATCGTCCACCAGGGCCTTCACCGCCGGACTGTCAATCGAGCTATGGGATTTCCGCGTGGTCATCGAATCTCGTACCGTGGCAGCCCTAATTCGTCCCGTAGGGCCGCCGCGTCTTTTGTGAGCTGGTCGAACTCCGTCTCGGCGGCTTGCCAGTCGTCGATCAACATTCGCATGCGGCTCGTTTCCAGTTTCGCCGCGCTGGTGTGCGGATCGGTCAGATGATTGAGCCGCTCCCGCAGATCGCGGATCTTCAACGCGAGCAGCTGCGCCCGTTGTTCCTTTTCGTAGAGCTGGCCGAGATGCCGCTGCCTGGTTTCGCTCATGCGCCCCTGCCTTTCTCCCGCTCCTGGTCGCGTTCCATGCGTTCCAACTTTTCCGTGAGGCGCGTCTGAATCTGGACGGTCAACAACATCGTTTTGTTCGTTTCGCTGGCGAGTTCCCGATACGCGGCGTTGATGTCGCGAAAGGCGCTCAAGTGCTGCTGGCTGACTTCTGCGTA